AAAATGTGATGACTTCGGCACGTTCTAAGCTGTTCGATAAGGTAAAACGCAGTGATATGAAGGTTGAGTATTATTGGGAGCAAGACTTGCGTGACGGTCCTTGGGATCATCTATAATCAGTATCATGCTGGTAGAAATACTATAATCAACAATTTCATATAATTATATTTGAATTGGCACCTAAGGTTTCCTTATAGAAATCTAGGTGCTAATTTTATATCTATACGTTTTGGTCTAATCTAGAGTATATTAAAGTATACTGAATATAAATGGCTATTATATACGATTTTTGATGTATAATTCATATTTCTATATATTTTGGAAAAATTCATTTAAAAATTAGAAAAAAGTACTTGCATTATATGAGTGGCTCATGTTAATATATACGAGTAGTCAACGAGAGTTGATACGCGGCCCCGTGGTGTAGCGGTTAACATGTCGCCCTGTCACGGCGAAGATCGT